TACTTTGTATGAATGGGCATTCCAAGGTGCAAATCTAGCAAGTTCAACTTGTCGTGGAATTGTTTCTGCATGGGACAAACCAAGTGGAACATTATATTTGAGAAATATTCGTGGTGAATTTGCAAATAATACAATTATCAAAGGTAATTCAAGTAACGCTCAGTGGACAATGAACACTGTTCCTGATTTGATGGTGAATGTTAATCTTGAATCAATGGATGACAATTCTAGAATTGAAACAGAGGCTGATAATATTATTGACTTTACTGAAGTCAATCCATTTGGTGAACCATAATGCTTTCAAATACACATTTTTATCATAGAATTGTAAGAAAAATGGTTGTGTCATTTGGCACAATCTTTAATAACATTCGTCTTGTAAGATACAATAAAGCGGGAACTCAAGAGATCGAAAGAATTATTGTTCCATTGCAGTATGCGCAAAAAGAAAAATTTTATGCGCGCATCACACAAGATCCTGAGTTAACAAAAGAAGTTCAAATGACATTGCCACGTATGAGTTTTGAACTTACTGCGATTAATTATGATCCACTAAGAAAAAGAAATCTATACGCTGAAAGTTATTCACCAGAATCTGGTCAAACGATAAAAGCAATACGTGCAGTTCCATATGATTTTAATTTTGAATTAAACATTTATGTTCGCAATGTTGAGGATGGCACTCAAATCGTCGAACAAATTCTACCATATTTCAATCCAGATTTAAACTTGTCATTAGATATTATTGGTTTATCAGATCAAAAAATCGATGTACCTTTTATTTTGCAAAGTGTAAATTATAACGTTGATGATGTTGGCTCACCTGATAATCTTCGTATGTTGACATGGACGCTTTCATTTACAGTAAAAGGTTATATGTATGGACCTATTGCTTCTGTTGATGTAATCCGAAAAGTTACAGCAAATACATATGCAATGGTTACAACTCCTGAAGATCAAAGAGTTGTGTATTTTGCTAATACAGGTGGTCAAGGAACATTTCGTTCTGGTGAGTTGGTTTATGAGGGGCGAACAATAACTTCAGCAAATGCAACAGCCTATGTTGATGCTTGGGACTCTGAGGCTCTTGTTTTGTATGTTTCTGATCAAAAGGGCATACTCAAAGATGGAAGATTTTTGACAGGTGCATTATCAAACGCATCGTATAACATTTCAAGTTTTGGAACTAACGATTATCAGTTAACAAAATTACAAGTAACTCCAGACCCAACAACAGCAAATGCAAATACTGCATTTGGATTTGATGAGATATTACAAGAAGCACCAAATATTACATGAGTGAAGTAGATAAAAATCTAGCAGAAATTTTAAACACTGATTATGTTCCTGTGATGAGCGAGGGCAATAAAAGTGTTACTATTCATGGATCAAACGACTCAAGCGTTAATCCTGACGCTGACTATTCTCGTTCTAATTATTACAACCTTATCGAGAAGGGTAACGAAGCTCTGGACGGCATTCTTGAAGTGGCAAAAGAATCGCAACACCCAAGAGCGTATGAAGTAGCAGCAAATATGATCAAGAATCTCTCTGATGTGACAGAGAAGTTGATGATCTTACAAAAGCAGCAAAAAGAATTGCGTGGTCCTGAAGAACAAACAGCACCAACGAATGTGAATGTAGACAAAGCAATCTTCGTTGGAAGCACTGCTGAATTATTGCGACAATTAAAGAATGAATCCAATAGCGGCTAAACTAAAACATTATCTTGGCAACCCCAAGCTGAAGCGAGTGAACATGGCGATGAATCTGACTGAAGATCAGGTTCGAGAATTCGTCAAGTGCGCACAAGATCCAACATACTTTATTGAAAACTATGTGAAGATCATTACACTTGATAAGGGGTTTGTTCAAATTGAACTATATCCTTTTCAAAAACAAGTCGTAAGTGACATCAATGATAATCGTCGTGTGATTGTAAAAGCAGGTCGTCAGGTTGGTAAGACCACGATTATCGTTGGATATATCCTTTGGTACATTCTATTCAATCAAGACAAAACTGTCGCGATTCTTGCAAACAAAGCCAGTACGTCAAGAGAAATTCTTGCTCGTATTAAGTTGGCGTATGAAGCATTGCCAATGTGGATTCAACAGGGCGTGAAAGTTTGGAACAAGGGTGACATTGAATTAGAAAACGGATGTCGTGTAATTGCTAATTCTACTGCTTCCAGCGCGATTCGTGGTTTCTCTATCTCGCTTTTGTATCTCGACGAGTTTGCATTCGTGCCAAGTAATATCGCCGAAGAATTCTTCACGTCCGTTTACCCAACCATTTCTTCTGGTACAACCTCTAAGATTTTAATTTCTTCAACGCCAAACGGCATGAATCACTTTTATAAAATGTGGACCGAAGCCGTTGAAGGACAAAACGGATTCACGCATGTTGAAGCAAACTGGCGACAAGTTCCAGGAAGAACACAACAATGGGCAGATGAACAGCGTCGTGTTCTTGGTGATCAGAAGTTTATGCAGGAAATGGAATGCGAGTTCATGGGTTCTTCTGGAACACTTATCTCTGCTGCAGGTCTTAAATCATTAGCCTTTGTAACTCCTGCGCATGTTTCTGAGAATGGAATTAAAATCTATAAAACACCAGTTCCAGAAAGAACTTATGCAACAGTAGTAGATACTTCTCGTGGAAAGGGTTTAGATTATTCCGCATGCGTTGTTGTTGACATTACAGATGTTCCTTATCAGGTTGTAGCCACCTATAGAGACAATAATATTAGTCCTCTTGTTTATCCTGGTGTGATTAAAAAGATTGGAGAATATTACAATAATGCTTATGCATTAGTAGAAATAAACGATAATGGTCAACAAGTTGTTGATTCATTGTTTGAAGATTACGAATATGAGAATATTCTTTCAACGGTGGATATAAAGGGAAAAATGTCTTTGACTTGGGGTTATGGAAACAAATCTCAAAGAGGAATTCGAACAACAAAGTCTGTAAAACGTCTTGGAACCTCGATTCTAAAGAATTTAATTGAGTCTCAAAAGATAATCATACAAGATTTTGATATAATTTCAGAGTTATCTACTTTTATTTCGAAGGGTAGTAGTTTTGAGGCTGAAGAAGGTAGCCACGATGATTTGGTTATGTGTCTTGTATTGTTCTCATGGATGACAAATCAATCTTTTTTTGCTGATCTTTCAAATTCAAACATTAAAATGAAACTTTATGAAGAACAGATGAGGCAAATTGAAGAAGAGTCACTACCAACGTTTCTTTCTGGTCATATTGATGTGGATCAAAATGATGGTCGATTTATCTCAGATGGTGCCCTTTGGAACACCGTCGAGCGTTAAAATACCCAGTTTTATAAATAACTAGTAGATTTCTTACAATTCTCCATGCATAGGAGCATAAAACATGGCTTTTCAAGTATCTCCTGGTGTTGTTACTTCTGAAGTGGATCTAACAACAGTTGTTCCAGCTGTTGCGACTACAACTGGTGCGTTTTGCGGCGTTTTTAACTGGGGTCCAGCTGAAATTGCTATCCAAGTTTCTGATGAGACGAAGTTGGTAGAGTTTTTCGGTAAACCAGACAGCAATACTGCCGTTTCTTTCTTCACCTGCGCCAATTTCCTTTCTTACGGAAGTGACATTCGTGTTGTTCGTGCTGTGAACGGTGTTAACACGAACACTGCAGTTACAAATTCTTCTTCAAATGTCTTGATTAAGAATGACGAAACATATTTCAATAACTACTATAATTCAAATAGTGCAACAGTAGGTGCTTGGGCTGCTCGCTATCCTGGCGCACAAGGAAACACGCTCAAAGTTTCTGTTTGGGCAAATGCAAACGCAACTCTATTCGCTTCTTGGCCATATCAAGGCAACTTTACTTCTGCTCCTGGCACTTCTCCATATGCAGCAAGCGTGAGCGGTGCAAACGACGAAATGCATATCGTTGTTGTGGATGAAGACGGATTGTTCACAGGAACATCAAATACGGTTCTTGAAGTTTACCCATTCGTTTCTAAGGCATCTGATGCCAAGGACAGTGTTGGTAATTCAAACTACTATCGTGATGTAATCTATCGTTTATCAAAGTATATTCACTGGACAGATCACTTGGACGTTGCAAATACTTCAGCAACTTGGGGTAAATCAGCGGCTGGTCGTACATTCGCTCAATTAGTCAATGTTTCTGCTGTCCATACAGTATCGCTTGTAAATGGTACTGACGGTGGTCCAGTTTCTGGTAACGTCCAAACAGGTTACGCCAAATTTATCAACCCAGAAGAAATCGACGTTTCTCTCGTGATGACAGGCAACCATGATTCCGCAACAGTGTTGTACGCAATTCAAAACGTATCTGAAGCAAGAAAAGATTCAGTAACGTTCGTATCACCAACACTCGCAAACTGCCAATCATCAACTGCAACTGATGACATCGTAAACTATCGTAAGAATGCTCTCGCAAACGTCAGTTCTTCTTATGCAGTGATGGATTCTGGTTGGAAATATCAGTATGACAAATACAACGACATTTATCGTTGGATTCCATTGAACGGCGATATCGCTGGTATTTGCGCAAGAACAGATGCAGTGCGCGATCCATGGTTCTCACCAGCAGGATCTTCACGTGGTGCAATTCGAAATCTTGTTAAACTTGCATATTATCCAACTTCAACACAACGCGATACGCTCTATAAGAATGGTATCAACCCAGTTGTAAGTTTCCCAGGAGAAGGAACGATTCTCTTCGGCGATAAGACAATGTTGGGCAAGCCAAGTGCGTTCGATCGTATCAATGTACGTCGCTTGTTTATTGTTCTTGAAAAAGCAATTGCAATCGCTGCACGTTCAAGCCTCTTCGAATTCAACGATGAATTTACAAGAGCACAGTTCGTGTCACTTGTTGAGCCATTCTTGAGAACAGTTAAAGGTCGTCGTGGTATCTTTGACTATCGCGTGGTTTGCGATACAACAAACAACACTCCAGACGTCATTGATCGTAATGAGTTTGTTGGAGATATCTACGTCAAGCCAGCAAGAAGCATTAACTTTATCAAGTTGAACTTTGTTGCTGTCCGTACTGGTGTAGCCTTCGAAGAAGTCGTCGGTAAAACTGGTGCTTAACAGGCAATAAATAGATAAAGTTTCAGGAGAAATAAACAATGCCATTTAATATTTCAGAATTCACTTCTACATTTACTGGTGATGGCGCACGTCCTAATCTGTTTGAGGTTCAAATCAACAGATTAGGACCAAACTTCAATTTCTTGTGTAAGGCAGCACAGTTGCCAGGATCAACAGTTGGATTAGTTGAAGTTCCATATTTCGGTCGTAACGTTAAGTACGCTGGAAATAGAACGTTCGCTGATTGGACTGTAACGATTCTCAACGATGAAGACTTTGCAATTCGCAATGCTCTTGAGTTGTTGATGCAAGACATTAATAGTCACGAAGAAAACTTGGCTGCTGTTCTTGCTGATGGTTATCAATTTGATGCTCTAGTTTCTCAATATTCAAAGACTGGCGCAATTATCAAAGAGTATAACTTCAGAGGAATGTTCCCAATCGATATTTCACCAATTGAACTAGATTGGGGCGCAAACGACACAATTGAAGAATATCAAGTGACATTTGCATACCAGTACTGGACTTCAGATACTAGCGCAACCTAATAGGAGAACCGTATGAGTTTCTTCAAAAGTCTCGTGCGTAGAGTTAAACGCACTGTAAAAGCGCAAGTAACATCACAAGTTACTGGGTTTGTTGGAAGAACTGCACAAGGTGCAGTGAGCCGAGCAACTGGTGGATTAAGTAATCGATTGACATCTCTTGGTGTTCAAGCAAGAAGAGCAGGAAATAATCCACTGGCAAATATTAAAGCATCTTCAATTGCTAAAGGTGCAATTGCTAGAGCAAAAAGTGAAAAAATCGTAGACCCATTTAAACTTTAATGTCTTTTTTTGTTATGATGAGTAAAAAATATGGCTATTAATCTATTCGGCTTCGAAATTCTTCGAAAAAAACCTGCGGCTGAAGTTGAACTCCAACCGCAGGTCGCTGCTCCAATTAACGATGATGGTGCAATTACAGTCACATCTGGTGGCTATTTTGGCACATATCTAGATCTTGAAGCCAGTTTCAAAAATGAAAACGATCTCATCTCACGTTATCGTGAGATGTCAATGCAACCAGAACTGGAAACTGCAATTGATGACATTGTGAACGAAGCAATTGTTCACGATAATTTTGGTAAATCAATTACAATCATTCTTGATGATTTAGAACAACCAGAACCAATCAAAGAAAAAATTCGTGAAGAGTTTGGTAATGTTTTAAGAATGCTTGATTTTTCTAATTCAGGGGCAGATATTTTTCGTAATTGGTATATTGATGGAA